ATGATAGTATTTATAATTAAAAAAATTTTAATGTATTTATTTTCTATTAGCTGCTTCATCAATATTATTAACCACTAATTGAGCATATCCAGCTATATCCCTCCAACTATCATCATAGTTTGGATCTCCGTTTAATATTCTAGCTATTTTGTCAGCAAACATTTCTAATGCTTGTTTTTTATCATCAGAGCATTTATGCCATGAGTTTGTACTCTGCATAATTCTCTTTATTGATTGTGCTATTCTAGCATGTTTAAAAAACGGTCCATACCTGTTTCCTCTCTCTTCTAATGTTTTTTCAACTGATTGTTTTAATTCACCAGCATCATTAACATCAACGCTTTCTTTTTTTTTACTTAGTTTATCAATAATCATTGTCAAGTCCATTTACTGTATAATCTCCCACTGGTACTTCAAAGAAGTTTGATTTTGTTTTGATTCCTAACATTGAATATTTATCAACTAAAGACATCAAAGGTCCTCCGTTTGTTTTCTCGAACAATAAGTCTATGTTTAAATTTTTACATACGGAATTGGCTTTCTCTTCAATAAACATATCTATTGCTAAATCACTAAATCCAAGCAACTTATTTGTGATATGTTTTGTCCAAGTTTTTTCTTCCTCCGTCATATTTAAGATCATTTTTTTGATCTTTATTATTGTTTCGTTTTCTATACCAACCTCTTTTACGGCTGTTCTAAAAATATTTTTAAACAAAGGCACATGAGTTCCTGACTCATCTCGTTCGATAAAGCTTATATCTTTAGCAGTGCCTATCATTTTAGAACCAAGAGACCATAGTGTTACAAATCCTCCAGGAAACACAAGTTCTTCTAAAACTTGGTTAGCAGCAAATGCAACCAATAAATCTTGATAGTTAGGATTTTGACTATTTATATTTAAATACATCTCAGCAACTGCATTATTTTTTCTCATCAGTGCAGGTTCTGTTTCATGCAATCTATATATTCTATCAGAATCATTACATACTTCATCTGCTGCAACAGCATATGATCTACTATGAAGAGATTCTTGATACGCTTGTAATGCTAAACATGCGTTTACGACAGGAGATGTAATATGTTGGTTTATGCTATCAACTAATTGATTAGTTTGTATAGAATCATTAGTTATTAGTTGTGACAAACACATATCATATGCATATCTTTCTTCTTCTGTAAGATTTCTGTATGGAACTTTATCTTGAGCTAAATTGCACTCTTCAACATACCATTGGTTTCCTTCCATTTGCTTATAAATACTGACAGCCCACTGATGTGGAGTGTCATTGAAATTTATAATACCGTTTGGACTTCCAGTTATAATTTTAGCATCTTTGAAAGATTCTTTTGAATCTAAATTATATATTTGTTTACTCATAATTTTAACCTTCACAACCATAACATTTAATTACATACTCTCGTGGTTCTTGAATATCAAGACTTTCTGATCTTAGATAATACAATGATTTAAGTTCTTTTTTCCATGCATACATTATAGTATCATACACTTCTTTACCAGATGCTCCTGGTCTAAAGTATAAATTGTGACTTATGCCTTGATCTATAAACTCTTGACGAATACTTGTGCATTCAACCATGTCCTGTTGATTAACATCATAGGCATTAACATAAAAATTGTAATTATCAGCAGTAATATTTGGTGCTGTCATTTTAAATGCACCAAGCTTATTATCCTCTATCCAAATTTTATTATATACAGGTTCGTGCATAGCTGTTGTTCCAAATAGTATTGAGACAGAACTAGTAGGAGCTATTGCTCTTCTGTATGCATTTCTATATGGTGAATCTTCGTTCCATGTACCCTTTTCTGCACCAAGTTCCTTAGACGCTTTATCAGATATTTCTGCAAAATTACTGTATAGTTCTCTTATAAGATTTTTATGCTCTTTAGAACCATACATCATTTGCTTATTGGCTATCATTTCAGCTTCTCCAGCAATTCCTAGACCTATAGCTCTTGTTCTCTTTTGATTTTTTTCACTCTTAGGTATAGCATAATAATTTAAATCAACAACATTGTCTAGCATTCTCATAGCTATAGGAATTGTTTCTTTTAAATCCTCAACACTATTGCATTTTGATAAGTTTATTGATCCAAGATTACACAGAATTGTTTTATTCTCGCTTGCTGGTTGAAATATTTCTGTACACAAGTTTGAAGATCTAATTACGCCTTCCCTCTTGTTTTGATGTGCTATATTTGCATTATCTTTAAATATTAAAAAAGGCATACCAGTTTCCCAATATACTGTTTGCATTCTTTTATATAATGATTTTGCATTTATAACAAGAGGCTCATTTGTAAATGATTCAGGTTCTAGTTTGAATCTATTTTCAGCATTCAAATATGCAATTTCGTGAGCTGCTCCAAAAGTCTCTGACAATTCAGGTACATCATATGGATCAAATAATGTAAAATCTTTTTCAGTTTCAACTCTTCTCATAAAGATATCTGTTATAGACAAAGCTATAAAGAGCTCTTTAGCTCTTCTCTTTTCTTCTCCAGAATTCTTCTTTAGATCTAAATAATCAATTACATCCTTATGCCATACTTCAATAGAAACAGCTATTGCACCAAGTCTTACACCTAATTGGTCTACTGCTACTGCAATATCATTTTCTATCTTTAGCCATGGTATAAGTCCACCTGATGCATCTTTTGTATTGTTTATTATTCCTCCAAGAGCTCTAACTCTTGTCCAATCCCATCCAAATCCTGTTCCATGTTTACTTCCTTGTGCTTGTTCAGAATAAGTATTGAATATTCCTTCTAGGTTGTCTGGAGTTGATCCTACTGCACATGACATACAGTTTCCATTCAATACCCTTCCATTAGATAATGTTGGAGTAGCAGGGAGAAATTTCAATAAAGACATTTGATTATAAAAAATTTTTGCCCATTCAGTTCTTTTTGTTGCTTCTTCTTTAGAAGCTAAAAACATTGCTAATGACATTAAGAAATGTTGAGGTAATTCTGTTACAAATCCAGTTTGTTTATCTTTCAGTAGATATCTCTTAATAAGTGTTTCTACACCAAGATATGTAAACAACTTATCCCTTTCAGGATCTATATAATCATTCAGCTCTGCTAAATCAAACATATAAGGATCATATGTTAATTCACTATGTTTTTTTGCATAATCAAACAAATTTATAGCATCATAAACTTGACCTCTCTTTTTTGATACATCATATACTTTTTTCGTATTATGATACAAATTATAAAGCTCTAATCTTCCAGCAGCATATATCCAATTTGGCTCATCTATACTATTAAGGTTTAATGCAGTTAATGTTAATATTTTTTGTATATTAGATGTTTTCATCCCATCAACAAAAGATATTTGTGCTTCAAGTTCTAATTTTTCATAAGATAAATTAAGATCTTCTACACAAGCTATTGTTTGTTTTCTTATATTTGAAGAATCATGTAATTCTCTACTATTATCTCTTTTTACAACAAACATTATTTCTTTAACCTGCCTTTCTTAGACATCATTTTCATTATGTCTCCTTTGATGTTTTTTTCTATTGGACTTACTTACTATTATGCAAACTCTGTTAAGTTGGCTTGTAATGCCAACAAAATATTACCATGATGCTTCATAAATATAAGGACAATCCTTTATATCTATTAATTCATCAATTGTCTGTCTTAGTGTGTTATAATAATAGTCATCATAATTTAATCCTCCAAAGAAGAACCCCTCATGTGTTGGTAGCAAATCTTTTGCCTTGCTATTATCAGCTAATACTTCAGAGCATATTTGTACTAATTTTTGTAATTCATTTTGAGATACGGTTATCGACTGTGATTCTTCATCCCAGTGTTTTAGTCTTGTAAACCATCCATGTATTGCATTTGCTTTTCTCCAATAACATATTTCTTCGTATATGTATGTAATTTTTGATGTATTTATATTTTCTATTGATTTATGTTTTTCTATTGGTATCACTTCTTTAATTTTACCAAAAGCATAAGTTTTCCTTGTTAAATATTGATCTAGTCCCATATTATTCTCCTTTGTTTTTGTTCAGAACCACATTTGAAAAAATGTAAATCATATCCACATTTTGTACAATACTCTTGTGCATATATATTATATTTTCCACACTTAGGGCATATCATCATCATTCCAATCATTCATATCTTCATATGTAACTTCTATGTATTTTTTTGCATCCGTTTTCAAATCACCAGTGCCCCATGGTTTTTCTGTTACACAAAAATCTATTCTATTTACAAGATGATAACCATTTAATAAAATTAATCTTCCAGATTCACCATCAACTCTAGTCCATACATGTTGATATGGCTCTGTTCCATTTTTTTTTGATATCTCTTCTATTTTATTTTGAAATTTTTTATAACTTTCTCCATGTGTTTCATAAAATATTTCTTGGTCTTCTTCATTCATTAATGGGTTAAAATCTACAACCCACTCTTCTAAAATTAATAACTTCAAAAATTATCTCCTTGTAATAAATTTAAAAATTTTGCATTTTTAAGTCTCTTTCTTGCTCTTGATGCAGCAACATATCCTAGTCTAAATTCTTCTCTTTCTTCTACTGTCATAGCTTTTATCCCATGCTTTTTTATTCTTGAAGAATCAAGTATGTTTTCCATTACAGAATTTAAGTCATCAGAAATAATAACTTCATCTGCTTCTAGCCCTTTACTAGAATGTGCTGTCATCAGTATTAGATTAGAATTTCCATACTGATGACTTTTTGCCTGTTCAAATGTATTTATAATTTTCTTTGGACCATTTGACATAATAAGCCTAATAGCTGTTTTTATATTTGGTTCATCTGAATATTTATCAAGTAAATAAGTATAGAATGAACCAAGTAATGAAAAATCTTTATCATTAATAAAATCATTATAATCTTCTTCAAGGTACTTAAACTGTGGTTCTGAACATACACCTTTTGATGATAGTCTAATTAAAGCTAAAGGCAATGCAAATATAGAATCAACAGTTCTTGTTAGCTTGTATGAAGTATTTGATTTGTTTAATTGTATCATCTTATCAATTAAAGATGAATTAGTTCTTGATATATATGCTATATTTTTTATGTTTAAAAGTTCGCTATTTGTATATTTTACACCATCAAATTTCATATTTTTATCTAAAAATATATTTGAAAAGTTTTTTATTTTATTAGCTATTTCTTTTGACACTCTAAATGATTTTGATAATGTCATTTGTTTACCAAAGTTTTTCATTACTTCAAATCCGTTAATAGTTTCGTTAAACGAATAAATATTTTGTTGAGGATCTCCAACCATTATTTTTTTAGAAGCTGGCAACAATTTAAATATCTCAAGAGTTACTGGATTTAAATCACCAGCTTCATCAAGCATTATTAAATCAAATAATGGATGCAGGATTGCTTTTGATGCTAACATAATATGATAAAATTTTAAATAGAATTCATGTGTACATTGTATACTTCCATCTCTCATTTTACCTAAGTAGTATATACATTCTGCTTTTACTAAATAGTCTATTTCGTTTTCTAAACAGTAATCATTAAATGATATATGCTTTGATAAACAGTATTTTCTTACATTTTCTATTATCAATATTTTTTTTTCAAATGGTATATTTTTTTTTATACTTCTATAGTTAAAAACACCTATCTCAAGATTAAAATCTTTTACTGTATTTTGATACGCAAGAGAATGAGTTGTCATACAATCTATGTTTTTTCCAAATTTCTTTTTTGCTTCTGTTGCTATTGCTTTATTATATGCTATATATAATCCAAGAGTAGGCTTTAACGCATTGGATATTTCTATTAAAGTTGCTGTTTTCCCTGAACCAGCAATTGCTGATATTGACAAAAAATCTACATCTGGTTTTTTTATTTCATTTATAATATTTTGTTGTTCTTGTGTTAAATTCATTATTTTTTTTCTTTCAAATATTTTTTTATACTCTATATTATTTTCACTAATAGATAATAATAGACAATATAATTATGAGAACCACTGATGTTAGGTTGAATAAAGGAAAAGTTATGGCATTACTTTTTAAAAAAAATTCATTTTACTACATCATGTTTGTGGTTCTCAGCTGGATTCAGTCCTTTTACCCACTTGACTGAGGTGCGGTTTTTGTTTTTACTGTTACTTTAATACTAGTTTCTTTTGTATCTTTTACATATTCTGTTGGGAAAATTGTAAAGGTAACTTTGTCATCGTCAACTAACCAATTAGTTTCTGTTAATACATCAGTGAACCATTTAATATTCCATATTATATTATCGCTATCAAGTTTTCTTTTACTGTCTCTTAATATCCTATATGTGATTATTAACTCTTTATATGGTGGATTAGGATTACTTGAAATAAAGAATTCTTTTAGTAGATTCTTATATTCATTTTTTATCTTGGTCACACCATATCTAAACCATTTACTTGTATTGTTTAAAGTGACAAGTTGCTCTTTGCCTTTTCTTTTAAATTTTGCCATCGGAATAGTAATTTCAAATAATTTCTCTTCCATGCATTTTCTATTTTATGAAAAGGCTAGAAACCAGCCTCTTCTGCTTCTTTAGCAGCATTTTTATCTACTGAGCCTTTAGTTGAAGAACTCCCTTGTTTTACATACCCTTTATAATCTGTAACAGGATTTTTTTTAGCTTTTTCAGAGAATGCTTCTGCCTTATTTTCACCAGATGCGTCTGTACCATCAAGTGCTAATACTCCAGATAAACAGTTCATATGTTTAAATGGTGCACCTTCTTCTTTTGTTGTGTCATTCATTAATAATACTTCTGCAAGTATTTTTTTATCATTCATTCCGAGAATAGCATCTGCTTCTATTTCTTTTCCGAAAGAATTAATTTTTTCAGCTTTTTCTTTAACAGAGCATGAGCTCTCATCAGTGTTAGTTGCATATAAGAATTGTTTAAATCTATTTGCATAACCACCATTAGGTTTTTTGTCTTTCAATGTAGCACCGATATCTTTTCTAAAAGAAATTTCTACATTTTCACTATCTATATTAACTGTATATCTCATTGATTTGTCACCAAATGAATTTGTATAAACTAAAATAGATTTAACAGTTGCTTTGTAAACTCCTGCATCTAGAGGTGTGAATTCTTTACCAACCTCACCGGTTGCGCTTTCATATTCTTCTTTGTCAATTCCTAATTGATTTAAAATTTCCATTTTTTATATTTCCTTTTTTTTTATTTAATATATGAATTAACTGATTCAGTTTCTTCATTATAATCGTTAACAGCTTCTACAACTGTATTGTTTTCATCTAAAACTTCTATTGAAGCTTCAACTTGATTTCCTTTTTTTACAAAAGAAATACTTAAGCGTGTTTTATCTATATTCATCACATTTCCTATGTGATTACTAACTAGTGTTTCTAGTTCATCAGATCTAAGATTTATAATCATTTTTTTTTATTCTCCGTTGTAATATTTTTCTTTAGTATCATGTACTAATTTTAGGTCATTATCTATAAGCACAGAATCAAACATTCCCATTGGTGTTTTATATGGTTCAGAATTTCTTTCTTTATTTGTTTTGAAACAAAATTTTCCATCTTTCATTTCTGCACCAAGTACCATTGTAAACATACCCTCTGGCGTAATCAAATTATCAAGAAGCTTTCCTGCAGTCTTCATTTTAAGATTACCATTTGAATCTTCTTCAGTATGTGTCATAAAATACACTGTTACATTGTCAGGAAGAGAATCTGGAACTTTAAGTAGTTCATATATATCTCTAGCTAATAGCGTCCATTTATCCCATTCTTTATTTTCTGCTTCTCTCATTACTTGGTTTGCAATAAGATAAACCATATCATCTATAATAATTTCTGTTTTACCAGATTCTATAGCTTTATGAATAAACTTTTCTATAACTGGTATAGAAGTTAAATGTATTTTGGAGCCACTTGAGGATTCTTTATTCCATGGTTTCCATTTATTTGCACCCCTGAATGGTAATGATTTATTCAAAACTTGAATAATCACAGCAGTTTCAGGATTCATATTTCTAAGTGATGTAGTTTTTCCACCACCAGACTTGGCTAATATTAATATTTTATCTGCCATTTATACTCCTTACATATTATTAACATATTCTTATGTTTAATATGATATTTTTTTTTTGTATGGACTTATACATATCAACAAGGCACTTTCTTGATAATATGATGCCAAATAAAATTTTATCTTCTAGATACAGATCTTATTATTTTTCCTAATTCTGTTTCATTCAAAGATTCAATCATTTGATTAAATTTTCTAATATGTGTTTCTGGATCTTGTGTCGAATAATGCTCTTTTATCATCATTCCAAATCTAAATAACATTTCATTTCTATTTCCTTGACTAGTTCTAGTCAAAAACCATTTATATGCAGCAGCTAATCTTGTGTCAACATCATCACCATCATCACCTTTGTTTGTTGATATATAATTTTCAACATTGTTAGAACCACTGTTATATTCTGAAGTATCTGGAATAAAAGGTCTAATATCTAACAATTCTATATCTTCATCTTTCCCGTTGTACCAATATTCACCATTTGGATATCCATAATACCATCTTGAAGCATTTGAACATTTAGTATCTGCTTCAGACATACCAAGTGCATCTAATAAATTTTTATACATCTTTGAATAAATTTCTGGAGTTAAATGGAATTTAGATACTGTAGGTAATATTAGTCTAAATCTATCTTGTGATAAATTATCTTTACCCTTTGGTTTCCTATGTGATTTTGTTGTAGCTATCATATACACTACATTTTTAAATAATGCTTTTGTGTCTTCTATAGTTATTCCATCATCAACATCAATAATTATAATATTTTGTTCTGATAAATAATTTTTATCAGTTATATATTCATTCATAAAAGTACCAGCAGAATATCTTAAATTAGAACACACTATTGAATGTATATTGAAGAAATTTCCAAATATTCTTTTAAACCCTTTTGGTTCTGTTGCATTTGGATTTTTATTTATAGATAATATTATTTTGTCAAGTTTTGTCTTAGTAAGTCTTTCAAGTTTGTATTTTATTATTCCAGAATATTTTTTTGTAACTATTGAATTTCCAAGTTGACTTGCAAATTCAGTTGTTAATATTATTTCATCATCTAGATTTTTAAGTGTAAGACCTTTTATATTTTTAAGTAATTCAGTTCTTGATATAAAACCTCTTTGATCTAAAATATCATATATTTGTTCATATGTTGGTTTAATTCTATGTGCAGCTTCTGCAGTTGAATCTACTTTTTCAGTATATGAAATTGCATATTTTAAATGTTCAGAAGTTATTACTTCTGACAAATCCAATACAGCAATCAAACCTGCCAATCTTTCTATTTTTTTTGGAGAACCAGTATCATCTGCTAATACAGAATCAGAATTTTCTCTTAATATTTCTTTAGAAATATCATAATCTATTAATTCTTGATAAACTTTTTGTGGCATTTTTATATTTTCCATATTATTTATAAAAGACCTAAGTTCTTTAAAATAATTTTTTGCTATTTTTATATCAGTTTCTGACAAAGTTTCATAATTTGAATTTCTGTTTTCAGATTTTTTATATGTTGCGTTATGATATATAAATGTTCTTCTTGCTATTCCAGAAATAAAATGAGATAATAGTTGTTCTTTTAATTTAGGTTGTTGTTCAAATATTCCTGGAGATCCCATTAATAATACATTGTAACATATATCTTCTACTGTAAAATAATTTTCTCCTCCTGATGATACATTAACATCTCCATAAGCTATACCGTCATCAAATGCAGTTTTTATTTTTGTAAATATTTTACCAAGTCCTGTTATATTATCACCAAGTTCATCATCATATATTGATACTGCACCGAACCCCATATCAGATATTGTTTGTGATATTTTCTGTAGCCCTTGTGTAGTAGAACCAGCTGGCGTATATGGATGATTTATTTTAATATATTGTGGATTTAATTCATTTTTTTCATCTCTATTATTTGGATTCATAATAAATGAATTTGCTCTATCTACAAAAGTATCAAACATATCCGAAAACGGTTCTCTTGTAAGCTTCACTGACATACCTTTTCCTGCCCCTGAAGGCATTAAAAGTATAGACATGAAGTTTGGTATTATTTCAATTGTCCCGTGGTTCGTAGATCGTTCTATCCTAATATTTTTTAATTGAATAGCTGTTGCTATATTAAAGAATAATGATGTTTCAAGTAATGTTATATCAAAATAATACATCCCTTGGTCTATCCAATAATCAAATATCGGTTTAAGTCTTTCTGGTATAAACTCATCATATTCCATCTTTTTTTTATTTCCTTTTTTTTTTAAAAATGTATTAGTTTTATATCTATAAATTATTATATGTTTATAAATATACTTAATATCTTAGCTTTCTTTCGACGGTGATTCAGCATTCTGGGATCACCATGCATGACCTGTATCCTCTCCATCACATCTCAGCAGTTGTGCATCTGAAGCTGCGACAAACGCCTTCGGCGTTTTAGCAGCATCAGATGCATCATGGCTGAGATGTGATGGATATTGTACAATCTAATCTAACAGAGTCGATTCGACTTCCTCGATTGTACTATCCTTTCATAGTTATTGCTTAACTTTTGAAAGTTAAAATTTCCTTAGATATTAAGTATATATATAAACATACAATATTTATTATTTTTTTGGTCTATTACATTTTGCCCATTCAGACAATCCTTGCAATGATTTAATATTTTCTTGTTTAATTGCTGCTCTTATTTTTCTTATCGTTTTTCTTGTTGGTCTTATTTCCTTATCTCCAACATTTATTCCAAGTATTTTTCTGTAACCATATTTTGCATATCTAATCCTTGTTTTATTTTTATTTACTTCAAAATTATAATTGTTTATAATCTTGTATATTTTATCAATTATATATATTTTTATTGCTTCAGACGAATTCATATTTGTTGATATAGTTATATCATCAGCATAAATTGTAAATGCATAATCTTCTAGCATTGAATCTAAATACATATCTATTGATTGCATCATTTCTACAATTGCAATATTACATAGCATTGGACTTGTTGCAAAACCTTGTGCACAATATCCGTCTTTATGAAATAAATTATTGTCATCAATAATTTTATAATTAAACATATCTCTATTAACTGTATCAAAGAAATTTGACAAATCTATTGTTACAGTGGATTCAAAACCTATATGCTTTTCTGCGGCTGTTACACAATTTTTATTCTTAACAAATCCATGAAATAAATCTTCAATATTTAATTGCTTAATTTTTTTATTGAAAATTTTTTCAAGTTTTGGAATTTTATCCTGTTGGTACTTTAACAATGCTTCATTTGGCGAAACTATTTTTCTTTCTTTTCCATTTTTTTTTTTAATTAAAAATTCATCATAACTATATTTTTTATTTTTAATAAACTCTTTTT